ATTTTCTCGTGGTAATCAAAGAGCTGCTGTATGTTCCACCAAAAGCAACATATCCAGATCCAAATCCAGGATTAACAAATCCTCCAATTTCTCCAACTCCAGTACCAAAACCAACAAATGCAGTTCCATTATATTGAGGATTGATGGTTCCAGCGTTTGCAAGATAGTTGATATCATCTAAAGGAATAACACCACCAGTTGCTGCCGATTTTGGTTTAATTCTAACTCTATTTGTTGAGGAGAAGTGCATATGGGGGTGAATAGCAATTGCATCAACAGCTTCTTCATCTGTATAACTATTTGTTCCCCAAGTCCATGATGGTTTTCCTTTTAGTGGTATAGTTTGAGATGGAATAACAAACTTTCCACTATATGTTACATCAGCTACTTCTCCAACGTTTGAAGTTGCAGTGATGCCAATTCCAGATCTTTTGATAAACAATCCAGCTTGTGTTTCTTCAATAATATTATTGTATACACCAGTATCTCCACCAGATGTTGGTTTGGGGTATTTTGATCCCAAATCAGGAACGACAAACTCATCATCACCCAACTGTATTAGTGGTTCATTATTTTCATCAAATTTGGTAAATTTGCAATTCTGACCAGTTCCACAAATTTCTGCTAGGGAAGGATAATCTTTAGCATTATACTTTGCACCATTACATCTCAAATATCCAGCTGGTAAGGCAGCGATAGAATCTGGACTGTTTGGATTACCAGGCGAAACAAATTCAACTGGCCAGATAATTATACTGCCGCTTAAAGTTCCATATTTACTTCTTTCTCGGGTATAATGCGCTGCCATTAGTATGCTCTAATTATATACACGATATTCAGCGATGGATTTGCCACATTCGCTAATATATTTAGCGCACCGTTAATGGGGTTTGGGTTGATATCGCCCTTACTGACATCATTAACTGGGTGTGTGGTTGGTCCTTTCAATCCCTCTCCCATAATAAGTTCAAAAGTACCATGATTGTGAGAACCAAAGGTATTTCCAGCTGGATCTTGACCTGCTGGAACAGTATTCATTGAGGTTGGATATGCACCATGCCTAAAACTAACATCAACATTTTTTGTTCCTGACCCACCAATGTTTTGACTTAACTCAATTTGATATTCGTATGTTTCTGGAGTTTCGCCTGTTCTGGTGATATTCAATATCTGAGTGCCTTTTGCAATATAAACTGTGTCTTGCAAATTTGAAGTAACAAACATAAATGGAACAATTGAATCAAAATTATTTCCAATGCTATTGTTGCTGGCGGGTATGGTTATAGTGGTTGCCAGTGCGGATATGGATAAGTTTTTAACAAAAGCTGGTTTATTTTCTGGATCATCTTGTATTCCAGTCGGTCCAATGTATCCAGTGTTATATCCAAAGAAATTTCTTCTGCCAAAAAATATCATTGGTTTTGGATAATAACCAGTCCATGCTTTCATTGCATGTGTTTTGATTGGAGCTGCGCTAAATCCATTGGTATATGCACTTGGAGATTCATAATTAATATTTCCAGCTGTAGTTGCTGGAATTTGAGTATAATCTTGGGATGCCGTGCTTATGAATTCATTGAATTGACTTGTTTCAACTAATGTACTATCATCATAATATGTAATTGCTCCCTTACCATTACACCATGTAGGAGCGTTTGCAACATCAGTAAGAGTTGCTTCATACCAACTTTTAGAAGGACAACCACCACCAGTAGATTTACTACCACCGACCTGAAATGGAGATGGTCTAAACAATTCGGGAGCTGCACTTCCACCAACAGCAGTACTATAATCACCAGGATGCTTGTGGTATGGCATATGATTAATGCCCAATTTTCTACCTATGGTATAAATTGTTGTCGTAAATGCTGGATTTGTAATAGTGATATTTGTTTGACCAGTTCCACCAGTCATCTTACCAATGAAAGCAAGATCACTGTTTAAAGTAAAAACTAAATTTGTATCAGAAGAAATTAAGGTTGGAATTGATTTGGTAAAACCATCATCAACAACCAATGGTAGACTATTGGTATCAACCAATTGATTATAAGCATCAGATTGACCATATTGATATTTTGAATTAAACAACATCGATGGTTCAAGATCCATCATAACTCTTCCAGTTAAATCTGGTATTTTAATTGTTCCTGTATAATGAGGAAAGTCTCCAGTAATACTAGTTCCGCCATAACTATTTCCAAGAACAGATGATAGTAGAGGATATCTAGAAGCTTGATATACTCTACCATCACATAATATCCAACCAGTTGGAACATTAGAAAGTAATGTTCCATCATTACCGTCTCCCGCCCATGGCATAATTGTGCCAATTTTGGCGGTCTTCATTTTTTTGATTTGACCGTATGTTTGTGCCATAGGATTATAGTTCTACTAACCACCAACCACGAAGGTTTGCAGGGATTTCCGAAGCATTAGGATCATTAGGAGCATCAGTATTACCAACATATAGTAGACCGAATGCAGCATTTCTAGTTTGAACAACTAATTCACCGCCAGGATATGCTTGAGCGAGTAAACTTGTTCCAGAACCAGCAACCAATCTTGTTCCTACCGTGTCTCCCTGAATTGCAACTGCAGTATTATCTATTGGCAATGCTCTGATTACAAGGTTTGTATTGTAACTTAGGTTGCCAGTAAGTTCAACAAATCTAATGATGTCTCCAGTAACAGCGGTAGCTGGTAGATAGAGAACCATATTTCCACCACTTGTTAAGTTCAAGAGATAGTTATTATTTGGTTGTAATGGAGCATTTACAGTTTGTCCAATTCCAGTAGCGGATTGAGAAACATATGTCCATCTTCTACCACCATTAGCGGTGAAGTATTGAGTAATACCAAATGCATCAATAGATCCATCTTGATACATGATGAAGTCTTTTGGTCCAGTAGATGCAGATCCAGCAGAACCTAAGTTATCAACATGCAGAATTTTTGTTGATGGTGATGCAGTTGAGAAGACTTGACCCTTGACATACAAGGATGATCCCATCTCAACTTTACCAGTTGCTCTTTCAACTCTGAAAGTCAACTCATTACTACATACTCCATTTTCTTGACACTGCTGATCATATACTTGAATGTTACCGAAGATGTTTGCAAATCCATTGAGGTACATTCCGTTTTTACCAGTGTACTCATCAAGAATAGCTCCATCTCCAGAGTGTCCATCATCATTAGCAACATTGAAGATCAAGGTAGTTCCATCACTACCAAACATTCTTAGATTTCCACTTGTAATGTTGAGATCATCATGAACTGTCAGTCTTCCTCCACCATAGTAATTCGTAATCTCATTCGTGACAGTATTGCGGAATGACTTAGGAAGTTTGACATTGTATACTGGATCTACGTTTCCATTCTTACTATCTGGGTAGAAGAATTCTGTTCCAATTCTTATGATGTGCTCATAGTCAAGTTTTGGAGCAATAAGATCACCATTAACTAGTCTCAATCTAATCTTATTTGGATTTGTATTTGGAGATTCTACAGCAGTTCTGTTTGTTGCAGGAATTGCTTCTGCAAGAGTTGTTGTTCTAAAATCTTTTTGGATCTTAACGACAATCGCCCCAGGTTGCCATGATTGTGCTGTTGTTCCTTCTTGACCTCTTCCTCCACTTGGATAAGTTCCATTTGAAGATGTTGGTAAGAAGCTGATGCCAGCTGTCTGACCTGTGGTTGAAGTAAATGGAGCATCAGTAACTCTAATAATCTCAATCTGAGATGTTCCATTTATAATCGCAACCAGATCACCAGCACTAAATGCAGCAACATTTGTAGAAATAGGAATATTTGAAGTTGCAGGTAAAATAGCACCTGTTCCCTGGTTGGCATATGTTGTAGTTAAAGGACCACCAGATTGTACTGTTTGTGGATCTCTTCTATAAACATAAACTGGATCGGTTGTTGTATGAGCAGCTGCGGTTGTGCCAAAGAATGAACCAATTGCAAATACCGTGGCATACTGACTTCCAAACGTCGCATCACCATTACAGATGTTGATTTGTGCAGTAGTATACAAATCATTCTTAAATGTCAGTTTGGTATCATCAGAATCTCCTTCTCCAGCGCAAACTCCATTGAAGTTTAGATTGCCATAGAAATATGTTGTTGTTGAAGTATTTCCTGGTTCACCAAGAAGAACACTACCAGTTGTTGAATCAACTTCAAATACTGTGACTGGACTTGCGCTATCACAACCATTTACAACTTTAAATTTCTTAGCAACTTGAGAGAGTAGGGAAGCAACTTTAAATACTTCACCACTATCATAGACACCATCAGAATTTGTATCTGTTCTGTCAATAATTACATAATCATTTGTCGTTAAAAATCCACCAAATTCAGACAGATATACATTATCCTGAGATCCACTTCCATCGATTGATTGTGTGGTCCAAGTAGCATCGAATGCAATATTTACCTTCCAGACATTTGTTGTATCTGGGTGATTTGTTTTGATTGCAGTAAAGGTTCCTAGAGGTTGACGACGAACCTTGAGGTAATATGGTGCAGTTTCTGCACCGATCAGACCATCTTCAGTAATTCTAACAATCTCTGGATGAGTTGCGGAAGAACCAGAACCTGAGATGGCAGTATCGATAATGATATAATCTCCAGCTTTAAAGTATGGAGTTGGCTTATACTTCATTGGAATGTAGTATTCCAATCCAGTTAGAGCTGGTAAAGTTGCTCCTTCTGGACCACCACCAGGAACTGCTGCTTGGAAGTTAGAAACACCAGAGTTTCCACCCCATACACCAGCACCAGCAGTATCAATTCTGTTGAAACCAGCAGTTAGTTCTGTAGGTGTTGGAGCATTCTGATCAACAACCGTGATGACATAAACATTAATTAAGTCAACATTGGAATTATATGAATTTTGTCCAAGAATTCCAGAGGCGTGGGTAGAGATTGTCGATCCAAGTTGTGCTCTATTTCCAGCGAACGAGAATGATGCGTATCCACCACAAAGAGTTACGTTAGAATTAAATCTAGCACCAGAATCTACAAGAAGATTGTTTCTAACCTTTGTAGTTCCACCTTGACCGCCAATATTAATTTCAGATGCGTTTGTAGCAAAATCAAGAGTTTGAGTGTTTCCAGTAAAGAATGAAACAATGCCAGCTTCCGTTCCCACAGAGAGTTGCATTGCTGGATTGTTTCTATCGCCACCAAGAATTTTGTTTGCACCGAATAGGACATCACCAGCGAAATTAACTCTCTTTGTACCAAATGTTACATAGGAATTAGATGAGTTATTATTATATGCACCACCAATTTGAATTTTGGAAAGTCTGCTAGCATCGTCTGAAATGTCACCCAAGAAAATATTTGAATGATCAGAATTGTTACCAATGAAGATGTACTGATCGTCGGTATATGCATCAGCAAACTCAACGTAACTTACGTTATTGGCAAGTCTTAGACCTTTAGAATTTGACTTACTTAGAACACCAGCAGTTACAGATAGAGCACCATTAAATGATGTTGATGTTGAACCATTTAAGAGATTAAAGTTTCCAGTTGTAATACCAGTTCTAACTTCACCTGTGTCAGTACCACCATCAGTATAAACTTCGATGTCACGTTGGAAACGTGCATCTTCAGTAAATCTAGAATCTCCAACAACAACTAATGCACGATTAAGTTGCTTGTTGGTTATAGTTTCGTCGGTATTAACTCCAACTCTTCCTAAATTATTACCTCTAGATGCCTCAGTAATTGCAACTGTGTTTGTATCTACACGCAATGCACTGTAATTTGTTGGTGCAAGACTATCTCCACCAACAACTAATGCATCAGAAACAGCATTGAATGTTCTATTTGCTGGATTTGAGTTAGCAAGATAGTTATTTGTTGGGTTGGTAGCAAGAGTTCTGCCACTGATATATGCCTTACCAACAACATCCAAGTTGGCACGAGGATCAGTTGTAGTAGCATCAACAAAACCGTTTGTATGTGCTGCATGTGCAGAACGTGCTACAGTGTTGATACCTAGTTTATAGTTTCCGATAGTTTCGGTTTCTGTTCTAAGTGCTTCAGCGCCAATAACACCAACTTCCTTCCAGTTTGAATTAGAGAATTCAACACTTGGAGGTGTTGCTCCTTGTGCTGTTCCAGCGATGATATCTGCCCAGTTCTGTGTTGATTGAGCGATTTGATCATTGACCTGGAAGTAAACATAATTCTTCGTTGACGAGAATGCATCTCCTGGCTTGTTGTAGACAGTCCAAGTTAGATTAATTCTAGGATCAAAGTAGAAATTCTTAACTCTGATCTGAGACGCAGAAGTAATACCAAGATCACCACAAGTAATATTCAATCCAGTCTGTGCTGACTTGAATACCAGTTTAACAACATTTGTACCATCAAATGAGATTGTGAAGATGCTACCATTAGCAATTTGCTGATAGTAGTTTGCTAAGATCCAACCGAGTGATCCAGACTTACCAACTTCAGATCCCTTGAGTAGGATATCACCAGTTGTTGCTAATACACCACCATAGGTTACAAACTGAGAAGCAGAAAGCGCAGTTCCACCATTTGCTACTAGATTTGTTTGATTTGGTGTTACATTCGATGGAACACCAGCAACGATGTGGGTTTGAATTAGATATCCCTGACCATTTCCTCTTGGGTTAAATGCAAAGACGGCGGCTTGAACTTTATTCTTGCTAATTCTAATGTCACCAGCAGTAGGTGGTTTGAATGCAGTTCTATCAAGATACTCATCTTGCTCAAGTTGAGTTACAGGATCAATCGAAGAAACATTGGAACGAATGATTAGAGCATCACGTTGTTGTGTTAGATCTTCATCTTGGATTGAAATGACGAGAGGAGATTCAACAGAGTTGACTAGTTTTCCATCTCCACCAACAATTGTGATGTTTTGATTGAATGTTACAGGAGTGTCAAACGTTGTAACAAGACCGCCAATAACATCATTCGTATCTCCATCATCAGCAAGAGTTGCTTTATCAATGAAGGTTTCTTCGCCAGTAATAGCATTAATTCTTCTATTACCGATGTAGAGATCACCCTGAGAGTTAATACCAGTGTAGAAGACGATACCAGCGTCTTGTTTCTTGGATTGGGCATAGAAGTCCTGATCTGGTGTTAGAACGACTTCCTGACGCGCAGGGAGACCAGTAGAGTAGTTACCAGGACCGAAACCAAGATATTCAAACGTATGGTTACCAGCACGAGCAATAGATGGTCTGCGAAGTTCAACATAGTATCTTTGCTGTGATTGAACTGTGCTATTACCAGAGATAGGAATGAGACGATTTTCTGAACCAGAAGTTGCGTTACCATCCTGTGCCTGAATAGCATTGGATCCAGTGTAAGTATTCTCAACGAAAGATGCTTGCTTAACAAGATCAGCAACAGTCTCTCTAGTTGAAGAGTTCTTATAATCGTTAACTGTAACCAGACCATGAGTATAGTTATCAGCAGCAGAGAATGTCTGTGGTGGATCAATCAATGCAGCATAGTAATTCTTCTCTTCGTTAGTTGTACCGTTCTTCTGGAACCACAGAGGATCGTTTCTGTAGTCTAGAGGATACAATCTGCTGACTGGTTGTGAGAACTTATAGTTCTTGAAGTTATTGATAACACCAGCACCAGTTGGATATGGAGAGATATTACCACGTAGACAGGTTAGGTAGTAGATACCATCTTGCTGACCTGCGATACGACGCTGCAGTGTCTCATAACCAAAGATGTAGAATGTATCTTCGATAATACCTGCATCTTCAACGCTTTCAACATAGTATTCAATACCAGCATCGTCTTGGATAGTATCACCAGGAGTGATGGTATAAACATTAGCACCATTCTGTCTCCAGTAGTATTCTGGATAACCCTTACGAATGAGGGTCTTGAGTGGTAGCGATTTACCCATATCCTGATCTTCTACCATGTCAGCGAAGACAGTTCCTTGAGTAAATCTAGTATTAGAAAATTCGCTATACTCTAGCTTACCACCACCAATTCCCTTGAGGATCAGATAATGATCTCCATCAACACTGTAGTATCCATGAATATAAGCAAAACCAGAGGAATTACCAGTGAAGAATACCTTGTTAGCAACAATACTTTGCGTCTTGTTGTATACAAAGTCTCCACCTTGAGGAGCAGTGATCTTTACAGTTGTGAAGATCTCATTTCTTAGACCAGGATAATTCTTAGCATCTACTGCATGATCGTAAACAGTAAGTTCTAGATACTTGATATTTGGATCTAAAGCATCTGTGACATAACGACCACTCTGGATAGTTGCTTGAATACCAGAATTGAAACGAGCAAATGCGCGATATTCAATTCCCTGACCAGTCAGATCTTTCTTATATGGATCATACGCAGCAGATGTATTCAGACTGTTTGAGGAGAACTGTGCTGCTGTGTATCCAATGTATTCTCCAGCTTGAACTGGGTTTTCAAATCTAGCACCATATACAGATCCAGTAACTGGTTTGAGTAAGACCTTCTGAGGAATAAGTTTACGGGTATCGTCAGTTCTTGTCTTGATAACAAATCCGTTGATAGGATCTCTAGCATTCTCTAGGTACTTAGGAATGACGTAGCGGATCTTATAAGTTCTATCATCAGCATCTCTAGTGTCATTCAGACGAGTATACCACATATCAGTGGATCTTTGTCTGTCTGAATAGTCACTCTCCTGAATTCTCCACATGATCTGTGTCTTATACACAGAAGATGGTTGTGAGGTGACATTATCCTTGACTTGAATATACCACTTACCAAGACTTGTACTTGCATCGGTAAATGTTGGATCAAATCTCATTGGCGATCTACGCTTGTTCGCCCAAACATCAAATACAACTCCTGCTTGACCAGATGCAAATGTAATTGGATTTACATTTGCAATTGCATCAGCATGTGTCTTGTGAATTGTAAATGTCTTCTCGTTCTGATAACGAACATAGAACTCAACTTGTGGGTTGATCTTACCTACATCTGGGTTGGTTAGAGAAGTAACAGCAACTGTAGGATCATTTGCATAAGTTGTTGCAACAGCAGGCAATACACCACCTTCAATCTTTCTGAAGAAGACCTTCTGTGGGGTCACTGACGCATAAGGAACGTCGAAGATATGTGAGATTTCAGTTTCAATACCAGCAGTTACAGAAGTAGATAGTTTGCAAGTATAATTGTGTAGATCATACTTGTCATCTAAAACAAACTGATAGAGATCGATTTCTACATCTGGATCGATGCTCTCTGCCTCAGATGCATAGATGTAGATACCAGCAGCCGCATTTTCCTTAGAAGTAGCAAGCATTATTTTGGTTTGTGCGCTGCTATTAAAGAACGTTGTTCCGCTGTAATCAGCAGGTTGAGTTCTTCTACCAGGAGCAATTACATAATATGTTCTGTTAGGTTCAAATCCTTTTGGTAGTCTTACAAGACGCTTATCAACATCAACATACTTACCAGTTACAACATCAAAACGAGGGCGAGGAACAAGTCTAACAGGAGTTCCAGTTTCAAAGTTGTGTGGGTTGGTTGAGTTATAACCAGTTGTATCAATTGTGAATAGAGTAGCACGGGAAGCAAGAAGAGCAGTATTAACTGTCTGCTCCTGACGAGCTACTGTTCCAAGACCATTGTTGATGATGGTGGTGATATTTCCAACAAGAGTTGTGATAGCATTTGCTACATCAGCACACTCTCTCTGAGTTGGGGAACCTGGAGCAAATGCCTGAGTATCTTGAATAACTTCAGGATTGGTGTTCTCTGGTCCAACTGTGATTGTTGTTGGTAGAGTATTTGCCCACTGTCCTTTGGGGAAAGTGAAGTATAGTTTTGTTGTTGTACTAGTTTGTAATGCATTTACAGTATTACCAGTTGTCAATCTAGAATTCTCTACACCAAGTTCAATCGTGGTGCTATTGACAATTCTCTTGACATATGTTCCAGCAGGAATATTGGTATAGATTGGAACAGCACCTGCTTGAAGAAGTCCATTGACATATGGAGTTGGGCTAGATGCATACTCAGTAACTTTCATACCGATCGCAACACCCTTGGTATCTGCAATATTAACAAGTGCAGATCCTGTATTCGTAACACAGTTTACAGCAAGGAAGTCAAAGTTACGCATTGCAGCGATTGCTAGCTGACCAACGTAATTCCATGCATCAACGGTTTCTGCCTTCTCACCGTCAATATAGGTTAGGTTGTTACCAACGTAGTATGCTTCACCAGCCTGAATGCTATTGATGTTACCACCAAGTCTGAGGTCATTAACAACAGCATCGACAATGTACGATACGTCACGATAGCACTTGGATTGCTTAGCATTATTAATAAAGTCACCAGCATTTACAGTTGGTAGAGAAGCAAGAGATCCAGTGCTGATTGCATCAGTAACAATATC